TAACTATGCTATCAACAGAATTATCTTCCATTGTTCGCATTTCTTCTAAACAATCGCCCAACCTTATCTTCATTTCATTTCTCCTTTGCTTCCGACATTGATGTCGGTATCTAATTTTTACCAATAAACTCATTCTATTGGCAATTATTAGTCGTAAGATGCTTTGTTATGACTATCTATTGGTGTCGTAAAAACTATGTAGTTTTTCTGACACATTTGTTATTTCGTATGCATAGCTTCGCTGTTTTTGCGAAATTCTGCATACGAAAAAACATCTTTACGAGTCTTTACCGAGCCGTCAAAGTATTCACATCTTGCCACTTCTCTTGGCGACTCTGTAAAATAAGACTGTCGTCCAGACGGAATTGCCATATAACGATAACATTTCCAGCGAAGTGGACAAGTGTCGTCTTTGCACATTGTTATATCGGGCATAATATCTCCTCTATTTTTCTGTTTTCTTTTCTTCCATTTGCTTATCAATTTCTTTTAAATAGCAATCTACACAGAGTGCAGGCCCCTCGCCTAAATAGACAAAGGGCTTATCACACTCCACACAATACATCAAATTAGGAGACATGGTTAGATAAAACCTCGTAGGCTCTCTTTCTCACAGTCATTCCCGCACCAAATAGATCTGATTCATACTTTTTTGCATAATCTGTAATCGCATTAAATACGCCCCATGCTGTTCCTTCTGCACCTGATGTATAGTACTTATCAGCTAATACTTGCATCTGATTAGCACCACGTGTTGACAACTGAGGCTCAGTCCATTCATCATAGCGCTTTCTTGGCTTTTCTTTAAGATTTAATATCTTCTTGAAAAGTTTCGGCGCTTCAAGATCATTTACCTCTGTATTTGCCATTATATTGAACCTATCATTCATCTCTTTCATTGCATCACCTATATCAGAGATACCAAATTTTAATGCTTCAATCCTTTCGGGTGCATTCTTGGTATGTCTGATTTTGTCAAACATATTTCTGCCTTTCTTTAACATCATACTAAACTTATTCATACAAATAAGTCTAATATTTGTTAATAGCATTTGCAATGAGTACATTCCGTTATGTGAGTTTACCAATGTAATATGATTTTGAGTTTCATCTTCACCATATATACTCATATCTGGCAATAATACATTACTCAACTCACACCATGTTATTCCACCATCTTTATATTCACCATGTTTTTCTATTTGACATCCCGCATCACATAAAAACCCGATAATATCCTCAAAATCCTTATTTGTTACAGGAACATACGAGTCTTTTACAACATTCAACACTTCTTGATTATCACTTCGTCTTAAAACTTTGTAATTGTCAAGAGGAATTACATTGTTAATGTCTTGTTGAATATATGTAGAAACTTGTTGATATAATGGCCTTTCTTGTATTTCCCAGTTATATAACATTATTCTCCTCCTTTTGTTTTTCTGCTTCTTCGGTTAATTGATGATAAGCATTTTCAAGATCGCTCATCAATGCCAATGCATTTTCTGGTGTCAAATCTACTGATGCGCAAACCTTATCTTTGTATTTATTAGATGGCCTAACAAAGAGGTGATCTTCTTCGATTTTGATTTCTATATGGTCTTTTGTCCATGTTAATTTTGCATATACTTTATTCATGGTCTTTCCCTTTCTGCTTTATATTGTTTGATTTCTTCTTTTGTTTTTTCCTGCAAATATAATTTCTTTCTACGTTCGCCTGCTAAATTAGGATTAGTTTCCTGTAATAGCCTGCTAACGCGTGTTATATGTTCAGCCGATGATAATTGACCTCTTACATACATTGAGAAGAAAAATTCTGCAGAAGTATGTTCTGGTATATTCAATGTTTCCATTTCTAATTCCCAAATACGTACACATAATCTACGATTATCGTCACGTGTAAGAGAATCTTCTGTTAGAAGTTGTTCTACCAGATGCTTTCCTGTCTCTTTCATTATTCCTCCTTTATCTCAGGTGGATGTACTCCACCTATTTTCTTTTCCATTGTCTTCTTATTTTCCTGTCGTTCATTTTCTCTAACTATCCAACCTCTTAAATATGGTAATCCATATTGAAAATACTTTTTCTCAGCAATAAATTTCTTTATAACGCTTTCTATTGTTTTGTCATCACATTGTGTGATTGCTTGTAAGAACATTTTATACTGAAAAGACCCATCATATTTATGACAGGTCTTCATCAGATTAAACAAACGAGAGAAAAGTTCTTTGTTATGTCCCATCATCAATGCATGTAATGGTTTATCATCATTAAAGGAAAACCCACAAGCAGGACATTTACTAACTAATTCTATTCCTAATTCATCATTAGCGGTTTTAGTAACTTTAGAAAGGGACTTCTTCATCAGAAGATTCTTTCTTCGTGCCACCTTCCCAACACATCATATCAGTTACTTCCATGCTATACATTGGTTTACCTGTATTTTCACCAATAACTGCTTTACCATCTTTGCTTTTCCAGAATCGTTTCTGAATTTTACAAATTACAGGAACACCTTGAATATCAGTTATATTAATATCAGGAATAGTATATAGGTGCTTACCATTTGCACGTTCTTCCTTAATTTTTAATTTAATATTCATTGCATTACAAAAATTACGATAGCCACCATTACCACCTGGATTAGTAGTATAACCTTGGCTTTTAAGATGTTCAGGTGGATTTTTAAACTTGAATATACCCTTTGATTTAAATTCTCTACCCACAAATACAGCACCACTTACAGTGCCTTTATCTGGGTCATTTTTATCAAGAGCATATTCATTTTTTGCTGCTTCTGGAGCAATTTGTACAAATACTTCATAAATATCTGCAATGCTTTTACTCCTTTTAATTTCAATGTCTGATTTTACATTTAAGGCAGATACATGTGCAGGATAATCACCTTCTGGCATTTCACCAGCAAAGTCCTTTTCTGCATCATATAAGATTTCTTCCTCATCATCAAATGTTTCCATGATGACATCTTTTACATCACTCATCTTTGTCCCTTTCACTTATCATGTTTAGTAATTTCTGATATGCTGACTTATAATTAACGCTATTTATAAGTCCATTACTTATTTGTTTGGTCACTTTCATTGTTAATGCTGAATTATTTAAATTCTCTAACAATGTTTGAATCTTTTCTATTTGATTCGATGTTAGATTCTTTGGTAATTCAACTTGCTTGCGATAGATATCATCGGCTATATTACATAATCTATTTACAGCAACTTTAAAAGCATCACTATTTGCAGCTTTTATATTGTTGCCTACATCGATTATGTTTTCAGGTGTATGAGGTGTGCCTCTTTTGTAAGTAATACGATGACTTGCAGCAGCACCATACTTGCGTTGCACTCCATTGTCAAGTATTACAAGAGTTCCTCTTGCCCAACACCATTCACCACCAAGAAACTGAATTTCATTCAACTCCCAACTCCATATTGGATATAAATCATTTAGTTTCTTTCGCATATAGCCTTCTTCCACATAATCATAACCGTCTGGTCTTCTCTTGATTTGTGTCGCGGGCGTTCTTCCTGCACTTGCAGTTTTATGTGTCTCCTGTATCTGTTTTGATACAGTATCTAAAACTTCAGTATCAGGAAGAATCATTAGTTCATTGCTCATCTAACTTCTCCCATTTATCTTCTTCATCAATTAATAGATGCTTTTCTACATCTATCTCATATTTATCTCGAATCCTCTTGCGATCGAAATAATTATAAGTTTCTAGGTGTTCATTCTGCCACGATCTTTGTAGTGGCGGATTCTTATCTGTTCTGAATCTGTCATTTTTCATTTTTTCTTTTCCTTTTTCCATTTACAGTTATCACTAAAACCACAGTAATTACATTCCCAATCATACACGGGAACCATAAAGTGATCATCAAAATTGTTAAATGTTAATTCTGTATGCATATTATCCCAATAGTTACGTGCATGCTCGCACCATTCGAGATCAACTGGGCACTGTTTAATTCTTCCGTCATTACGGTTTATATACCATAATTCCATCTTTTCTACCCTATGATCATTAACTTCCAGTAGGTGAGCATACGTGCCCAACTGTATTTTATTATGGTCAGCAGGTTCTTTGTCAGACTTGCGTCCGAACATGGTACGATACTTCCAATCATGCACTGATTTTAACTCAATCAGTGTATGGCTATCTACCATATAAATATCAAATGATCCTGCAACTTGCAGGTCTTTGTCTTTTAATAAACGTTCAGTAATAACTTCTTCTTTATCCATTCTTGTATAATACATAGCGTCTTGTATAATACTATGTAGAATATTACCAAACTCTACAACAAGCAGTGATTTATCATCAATACCACTATCAGCGGTCCCAGTAAGGCGATGATAACTTTTCGCAATACAAAGACCAGCATCACTTGCCGTGAAAAACTTACCTTGATCTTCCTCACGTTCAGCATGATGTATCTCTTCCTTTTTCTTTAAATAATCAAATAAGAACTTCATTTTACCTCCTTTATTATTAGTGGATGCGGCTGGAATCGAACCAGCGTTTCTGACAATCGGAAAATACCAAAAACCTTTGTCAGATCTAACCATTTCGCACCCTGTTTATACCCATAATATACGGATAATTACAAATATAAAACAAGAGGAATCACACTCGCTAATGCAATCCCTCTTATCACACGAGGAGAAACTAATATATTTTTTTAATATAATATACCAACCATAGTAGTAAAAGGCTTGTTATAGGCAAAAAAGCACTATGTAACGATACTGCACTTAAATATATAATAGCAAAGAATATGATTAATGTTGCAATATAGACTGCAAAAAGATAAAACACACTCTTCATCGCTTTCTCACTTTTTTGACTAATACATTCGATAGTTCTGTTTCCATCTTATCAAGAAACTGATGCTGTATTTCTACGTGCATTTTCTCATGTCTCAACACTTCTCGTGCCTCTTTTATCCTCTCAACTAACTCAAATATTTCATCGTTTAATTCCTTTAACTCTGGATAATACATGATATTAGTTGGATCGTGGCTCTCAACACCACAATCGCCTGGTCCAACACATCCCACCTTCTCACATTTATACCAATGTGAAAATAATGATGTATAAAACATACATATAATTAATACTCTCATTTCTTTCTCCTTATTATAATTAATATCGCTGCTAAAATACACAATACTATGATTATGTCTTTCAAGGCAAAACCTAACACCACCCATGCTTCAAGTGGTGTTAGGTTTTCTACCTTTACTTCACGTAATAATTGAAGCGCCCTAATCACATCAGTAAACATCCCATTTCCTCACTTGCTTGTTCTTATAATGCCAGTCAATAACCATACGGAAATAACCGTGTGAACCCTTGTAGCCACACTCCCAAATATTACCCTTTGGTAAGTATATCTTCTCACCTGGTGTGAATGGATAATATACTTCATTCTTTGGGTTAACTATGTGTCCATTGATCTCGTAGATAATACTACAGATACTACTAACTATCTGAGGCTTACATACATTATATGTATCCTCAACTAATCTCCATAAAATATCACCCTCTTTGAATACATAATACTCACGAGGTTTATAATCATAATGATACTCAGGCAATATCTCAAAGAAACCATCAATCTTACCATCAAACCAACGTGCATCATAATCAGGCTTGTTTGCTTGTTTTAAACTATCAAGCCTCGCCTCCTCGCGGAGTAAGACTAATTCATTATTAGCCCGCTCTTTTTTTTGATGGATAGTAATGATTACTACACTTAACAACGTAGATAATAATACTAATCCATAGATAATTATACTCTTCATAATATTCTCCTTGTCTAAGTTATAAGTTTGAGGCAGGGGGGAGAACCCCCCCGATTCTACTGGCTAGCCCTCAGCAAATTGCTGCTGACGGTCTTACTGAATCCGCCTGCGAACTCTATGGTGAACATCTCATGCTCACCGATTTGTGCAGACTCACCTACTACCACGCAGGGCAACCAGGCTAACTCTATTGCGCTGTTGCCTTCAGGATCTCTCCTATTCATTGTGCAGAAAATCTCTACACTCTCACCTGTTGTATACATGTCTAACTCCTTTTTTATTCTATTTTTTACAACGAAAACTCCCAAATGGAATCTCGCTGTTTGGGGGGTGGGTCTATAAGATTAGCCCCCTATCAAAATTGCCCTATTTTTTGTAATTGGTTGTTATTTATGAAGTATTAACGGGGGGTGGTGTTCTTAAAGAAAGAAAAAGAAGCAAAAAGAAAGAAACTGTGTGTTTACTAGTTATTACTAGTTATTAGTAGAATGTTCCGTGTTGCTCACACTGTATAGTAATACTTTTTCTATACATGAAACAAGTGTTATTTTTATTTTTTTTTACTTGCTTAATGTATAGAAGATATGTTATATTTGCTTTATGGATATTAGAGACTTGGAGAAGAAATTGGAGGCTTATGAAGAGCGTATTACGGTTCTTGAGAAAATTGCTGCGATGTATTTGGCAGAGCAAGGATACGAATTAGTGAATGACAGGCCTATAGGTAGGGAAGATATATTCGCTGAGGCTTAGTTGCGTTCTTATAAATTGAAGGGTGAAGATGTTTACGTGTATGATGATCTTTCTGAGGTTCCTGATGGTTTAGTAATTCAGAAGGATTGGCGTACTGCGAAAAAGGGTGATTGGGTAAGATTTGATGATGGTTGCGTGATGCAAATACTGCGTGAAGGTATGCTAAAGGATATAGGTTATGTTGGTACTATAACTGGAACATACCGTAGGGACGCAGATGTAATTACGGGAGAGCGGACGGGTAACATTTACTCTTTAGGTAAGAGGACTTGGTATGAGTCTATGACGGAGCGTACTGAGTTAACGCCTAAGGAGAAGGTATTTATTGTGCATTTAATAAAGGGGATGGATGCGGTAACGGCTTATCATCGTGTTTTTGGTGGTTCGTTAAGTAATGCGAGAAATAAGTCGAATATGTTGATAAGGCAAGAGAGGGTACAAGTGGCTATAGACAGAGAAGTACAAGATGCGTTTGATGAATTGGGTGTAGATACTCAGATATTAATAAAGCGTATGATAGCGATAATGGATAATACTGAAAATCCTCGTATAGAGTTAGATGCTTTGCGTGAGTTATGGAAGGCGAAGGGTATTGGTCAGCAGGAGAAGACGAAGACTCAGGTAGGAGTATTTCATGGTTTTAGTGCAGAGGCTATCGAAGATGCGAAGCGTAAGGAGTTAGGCGATGGGCAGTAATATTGACGGCATGGTAAAATTGCTTTTGAATGGTGATAGAGTTTTAGGCGCAAAGTTTGGTTTGGGTGCGGAGGATATGTATTTATTACAAAACTATGAAAAGCCTGAGTTAGCAGAAGTAAGCGGTGTGAATAGTAGTAGGCATGTAGAGTTAAGACCTGATGCGGCTGCTGCGTTAAAGGATATGAATGCTGCTTATAAGAAGGAAACGAAAAGGACTATGTATGTGAATAGCGCTTTTCGTTCTCCAGAAGAGCAATTGTCTATGTATTTGGAATGGGTCGAGGGCGGCCGCAAAGGTTCTGTTGTAGGTCGCCCTAGTCAGTCCAATCATCGTTCTGGTGTAGCAGTAGATATAAGTTTTCTTGATAAGAAATATCTGCCTGCGAACGAAGCGGAAAGGAAAAGTGGAGATTATTCTAAGAGTGAACTCAGAAGTGGTCCAGCCATAGAAGACTGGTTGCATGAACATGGTGCAGAGTATGGTTTTGTGCAGAGGTATGGCGATAGTACGAAAAAAGGAAGTAATGCTAGTATACCAGGAGAAAAGCATCATTGGGAATATGTAGGTGTGGAAGAAGCACAAGCATGGAAGCTTCTTGCGAAACAGATTGAGGGAAAGTCTGAGTATAATCGATATATACCCACGGGAAAATATAGAAAAGAATGGAAGCCAGAAGTGCCAACTTTAAAAACGGATATAAGGACAGAAAAGCAGGTATTCCCTGAGATAGAATTATCTCAAATATGGGCGAAAGAAGAAGAAGAAGGATTTGAAACGCCAGGATTTTTTGCGGGTTTGGCGGCAAAAGTATCTAATAGGTTGAAATATGGCAAGCAGCAGTAACCCATTTCCACAAGAAATACCACAAGAAACATGGGATGCGTTTAATGCAAATCCCCGTAATGAGATTTTAGTTAAGCGACTACATGCAGAGGCAAAGGAACGTAAGAGTGAAGGCAGAAACATGATTCTCTTCCCAGAGGCAAATTATAAAGGGACTCGTCAAGTTGCGCAAGAAATGCTCCCTTCAGAGAAGCGAAGGGTTGTTGCTGAAAAACTGCAGGATTGGGATGAAGATTTTGCCTTGTCATATAGAGGAAAACAGTCTTTGCGCGAAGAATATCGGCGCAATTATCTTTCTAATTTAAGTTTTTATTTAGGGCGGGAGTTGACTGAAGAAGATATTGAACAAGTAACACAGGCTCCTTTTTACCGCAAGAAAATCATGGAAATGTCAAAATTGGTACCAGAACATAGTTTGGTGAATATTGTAGAGGTTCCTGGGGGTATCGAGGGTGAGAAAAGATTCGTAGATTCTGCTCGATGGTATGAAGACTATATGGAGGGCAACTCTCAGTCTAATTGGCTTTCAGCAAAAGAGGGAGAGCGAAGAAGTAAAAAAATGTGGGATGCAGTTGGTGAGGGGTTGACAGAATCAGAGGCGAGGCGCAGGTTCAATATATATGAAGATGCAAAGGGTAATCCTATAGAGTACATAGAGGGTAGTCCCGAACGAGCAGACATAGATTATTATCCTGCTTATGGAGAGAAGCAAACGAAGGAATTGGCTAATATATTATCTATGATTTATAAAGACCAAGATATAGATTTAGGTATTATGGGGCATTATGATCCAACGATGAAATACATGGGTGTAGATCCAGAAACATTAAAAGAATCATTGTCTGTTCTTATGGAAGAAGCAAATGTAGGTAATTGTTTTTTGGGCGCTTGTAATAAGGGAGAAGAGAGCGAAACGGTGAGGCGATTATCAGAGGCTTTGGGTATTCCAGTGCATCAGCAAGGTGCACAAGCATGGGGCGTTAATCCGTATAAAAAAAGGGAAAACACGAAGGATGTTGACCCTGCTATTATGAATACTTTTTTTCATTCTAGCGCTCCTGTTATTAGTAGTAAACCCCCTAGTTTTTGGGATAAAGTAAAGGAGTTTTTAGGAGCTGATGAGTAAGCCAAAAATATTAGGTGCCAGTGTTCCTCGTAAGAAGTCTTTTGTTATTAGCGGGGATACAGGTGAGTATGATGCTATTAATAAAGGGGAGCAGAAAGCGGATGTTGTCGATGGTGTGCGAATGGTGGAAGATAGTATGGAACGAAAAGAGGGTGGCGAAAAAGTAAAGACGGCTAGCGGGCGTTATCAACCACCGCGAAAAACTCGGGCTATTAGCACAGAAGAGCCAGAGAACAGGCGAAGCAGAGGAATGCATTACGATCCGTTTTACAATGAAAAAGTGGTAGATTTATTTAAAGCGATGCTAGCATATATAGAGGATACTGAGCGTGGCTAATATTAACTCACATAAGATGACGAGCGATGAAGAAGAGGCGTTATACCTTGCGTCACAAGATACGATTGCTTTCGGAAAGTTGTTTCTGGAAAAGGATTTTGGTAGAAGTGAAACTCCGCCTTTTCATTATGAAGTTGCAGATATACTTGACGACAAAAGTATCAAGCAGTTTGCGATTGTTATGCCACGTGGACACGGCAAAACGGTTCTTACAAAGGCTAATGTACTCAAGGAGTTTTGCTTCGCTGACCCTGACGATCCTTTATTTATTGGTTGGGTGGCTGCTACTCAGAAGTTAACTGTGGGTAATATGGATTATATTAAAGAACACTTAGAATTTAATTCTAAGATGAATTATTATTTTGGTAAGTTAAAGGGGAAAAAATGGACGGAAGAAGATATTGAACTCTCAAACGGATGCAAACTCCTTTGTAAATCGAATGTTTCAGGTATTCGAGGAGGTGCGAAACTCCATAAACGATATGAACGAATTATATTGGATGACTTTGAAGATGAAAACAACACAATCACTCAAGACGCTCGCGACAAGAACGCAAATCTGGTCACTGCCGTTGTACACCCTGCTCTTGAGCCTCATACTGGCAGGCTTCATATTAATGGGACTCCTGTACACTTCGATTCATTTATTAATCGCATTCTGGTTGGGCATGAACAAGCTATGGCAAAAGGGGAGGACTTTGCTTGGAAAGTATTCAAAAGAATAGCCATTCAGGAAGATGGAAGCGCTTTGTGGCCTTCTTGGTTTCCAATTGCGAAACTAGAGGAAAAAAAAGTATTTTACAAGGATTCAGGTATGCCCGACAAGTTTTGGCAAGAATACATGATGGAGGTCATGTCTCCCGAAGATGCAATATTCAGCCTGAAGCATATAAAAAACTGGGAAGGTTATTACCTTTACGACCCCGCCGCGGAGTTGGGCACGTTGGTTATGGACGAAAAGGTCGTACCTGTGAATGTGTTTGTGGGAGTAGATCCAGCAACAGATGTAATGAGAAAGAACTCTGACTATTCAGTGCTTATGGTAGTAGCAATAGATGAGAATAATAATCATTATGTGCTTGAATATATTAGTATGCGTGGACTTCCTGTATTAGGTATTCCAGGTGAAGAGAAAAAAGGTATTGTAGATTATATGTTTGATCTGCAAGATAAGTATCGGCCGTGTTTGTTTACCGTAGAAGATACAACGATGAGTAGGCCGATTTTTCAGTCGATAATTGCTGAAAAGAGACGTAGAAACAGGTTTGATATGCACATACGTGAGGAGAAGCCTGGAACTCGTATGAGTAAAAGGGATAGAATACAAGGAATTTTGGCGCAGAAGTTATCGGTGGGTGTAGTAAAAATACGCGAAGAGCATGTAGAATTGCGGAGAGAGATATTAACTTTCGGTCCAAGAATGGCACATGATGATTGTGTAGATGCATTGGCATATGCACTTAAATATACTTATGTGCCTAAAGCAGAATTTAATGATAAAGACAAACAATGGCAACGCAAACGATATGATACACCACGTTCGTGGATAGTTGCTTAGGAGGATAGATGGCTAAAACACTACAAGATTGGACATTAGAAGAAGCTGTAACACCAGCATTAAAGGGAGTGGATGCGGAGAGCCATAGTGGCTCTGCTTTTGCACCTACGAGAGCAATACATTGTAATGTAACAGATGCTTATGAAATTACATTTAGTGGTAGCGGTACAATAGATATGGAATTAAAAGCGGGTACTACATATCCGTTTTCTACTGTAAATGTATTAACTACTGCATCTGGTACAATTGACACAGACGATATAACACTACTGTATTAATGCTTGCACCAACAACAGGAATAGCGGGGATGTCTGGCGGCACCCACAATAAATTTACTGTAGATGATAAGCATTCATTCTATTTTGATGGAGTGGATGAATATGTAGGAATAAGCATGTCTACCAAACATGATTTGGTTACTGATTTTTCAGAATTTTCTATTGTTTCTTGGGTTAAGATAGATTCTCTTTCTGCGGGCATATATTATATTTATGGTTCTCATAATGGCAATCATGGGGTTTTTGGATCAATAAGTGGCTTAACTGGTTGGAATTATTTTTATCTTAAAAGTGGTGCAACCAATGATTCTATGACTTATGAAATGAATAATATTTGTGATAATAGTTGGCATTTAATTGTTGATGTATGTAAACTGGATAGTGGTAAATATCGCGCCTTTAAATCAATAGATGGCTCTACGTTAAATAATGTCGGAGTCTCTGGAGATGGGTTTGTAGCAGGTGATTACGATGAAGGTGGACACCAATCCTTGTTCATGTCTTCGGCATATAACACTTTTTTAGAGGGGAATATGTCTAGTCATGCTTATTTTTCCAAAGCATTATCTCAAGACGAGATAGATGCTTTATATGCAGGTACTACTTCACCACAAGAGATTAGTAATTTGATTACGTATTGTCGTATGGGTGATAGGGCAGTAGATTCCAATACGCATATAGATACGATTGTTGGTCCATATACGGCTACTCCATATAATATGGAGATTGAAGATATAGTGGAGGATGCACCGTGATAAAATATATGATTATACCTTATGGTGAAGTAACTGATGAGATGATAGATAATGCTAGGGAAACTAACAGAGATACATTGCGTCATTCGGTTCAAGGAGAAGATAGAGTAATACTTAAGTATTCGGGCGCAGATCCAGAGTGTTTTAGTGGTTATACAAAACTTACACATACAGAAATTAGAGCAATAATCCAAGGAGAAGATTGGACTATTCAAGAGGAGCAATAAATGGCAAAAAATAAGAAAAAAAGAGCGGAACGAATCAAGCAATTATGGCAGGGGGCAAATGGAGTTACTCGCCAGCAGTGGGAAACGAGAAGTCAAAAAGGCTATGATTTCTTTTTAGATAATCAGTTATCTAGCAATGAAAAGAGTACTCTCGAATCACAAGGCATGCCTACATTCACGATTAACAGGATAACGCCTGTTATTGAAATGTTATGTTATTATGCTACTGCATCACAGCCTAGATGGCAAGCCGTAGGTAGAGAGGCGAGTGATTCAGATGTAGCGGCTGTCTTTTCTGATGTAATGTCTTATATTTGGGATTTATCTAATGGACAATCTGTTTATTCTAATGTGATTACAGATACAATTGCTAAAGGATTGGGTTGGGTTTTGGTTGATGTAGATGCAGATGCAGACAAAGGCAAGGGTGAGGTTATTTTTCGTCAAGTAGAACCTTATGATGTGTATGTAGATCCTAAGAGTCGTCATCCGCTTTTTGAAGATGCGAATTTTATTATTGTTAAGAAAAATTTACCTCGTCAGCATTTAATGAATATATTACCTCGTTATGCGAAGCAAATAAAAAAGGCAAATGGTTCAATTGTGACAGATGTTTCTTATTCAACTAAGACAAGAGACGGGGAACAGCAAGATTTTCAATACAAAGATGTAATTGAATCTTGGACAATTGAAGGCGAACAAGATGAGATTTTAGAATTTTTTGAAGTATATCACAAGAAAAAGAAACTTTATTATAATGTGTTTTATCGCGTTCCTCCTACACAGCAGGAAATGCAGCAAATTAGAGC